CCATGATTAAATCTTCCTTTGCTAAAGCCTGGTGCCTGCACCATAAACGCTAACAGGCTGTCATTGGCCTGCGCTGCAAGCTGTTCCTGGCTTGCTGGAGGGTACAGGTAGTCATGCACTGCGCCGAGCGTGCCTGCAAGCCTGTACGGGGCTGCGTGGGGGGGACGGATGTAGTTGAATACGCCGGTTGTCAATACTGCAAGCTGCGCCAGCAGGCCATGATTGCCAATTACCCCGTCAGCGTACATTGTTTGGATTTGCAGCATGGTGATTTGATCTAGGGCAGCAATTGATTCTGGTGTATGCCCGTTGAAGACCATCGCCGCTGCGACTTGTTCTTTCAACGAGCCAATTAGTTTCCCCGGCTCTCCTTATAGCCTGGGCTGATAACTTCATTAATCTTTTCTACCAAGGCCAACTGGACGCTCAAAGGCCATTCCAGTTCAATTTCAGCGTAGGTAATGTCGTCCAGTGTATTAGCCGGGTTTTCTGGTTGGAGCAGGCGAATCATTTCGGTGATGCGTGCCTCCATCATTGCCTTGTTTGTAGCGGCCTCTCGCATTGAGCGCCCAGACACGACAACATCGTTTTCTGAAAAAACTAATTCTTCGTTTTTTAGCGTTTTAAATTCGTCTAGGGATTTTGTCAAGTCAGCGTAAATTTTGTCAATTGCTGCGCTGTCTGGTTTGATGATGCGGCTGTGCATGGCATCGCTTTCGCTCACCAATGGCACTCGCACTCGAAAGGCGTGGCCTCCAAGTTCAAACTTTTTGATGCGGAATTCTGCGCCTGTTCCCAGTGCGCTGGATAGTCTTGTCATGTTTACGCTTTCCTGTATTAAATAATTCTAGGTTGTCCACCAACATATTGCACAGTAGCCTCATTCATTCTTCTCGCCAATATTTCCCCTAGTTTTGTTACTGTAGCCTGCGCTTGTGATTCTAACGCTGGCCTCATAAATGGATGGGCTGGGTTTCTAGCAGAACCAAATTCCTGTGCAATGGCTCGTGCATCATACGGAAAATTTATAGATTTTGAAAACTTCCTAAATTTTTTTGCGTAGGCTTTTTGATCTGTTTTCCATAATGCTTCATTTTCTTCATAAAATTCCTGTCTTTTCTTTTTGGGAAACGCTTTTGTAGTCACGATTGCTATAACCGTATCTGATTGCGTTATGTATTTTGATCTCCTGTCTTTGTTGGTTGGACGCCTTGCTGACAATGTTAAAGTGTTTGCCAATTGCGTTGTGTCTTTAGGCGCTAAAGTTTTTGCAGCTTGTAACACTGTCTTCATTGCTTCCCGCACTGCAGGAATTAGGATTTTGCTCCTAGCATTTTTGTCGCCAACTTGTTGCGATAAACTTTCAAAAGCAGCATAAACATTGCCGATTCCTTCAAGTTTGATGCTGACGCTCATGTCATCCTCGGATAATATCTTTGTACATTAGGTTGTTAAGTTCTACAACAAATTTCACGATCTGCTCTGGCGTCATTGTGTCAGCATGGTTGGCAGCTATTTGATGCACCAGTTGGATGCCTGTCATCTTTTGCTGGGTAAACCCAAACCAATCCTTGCGGGATTCGGCTTGAGTTACCAAAAAATTCAGCAGATCATTCGTGTTCTGTATCTTGTCGGACATTTTTTTCCAAGAGTTTGAGGCAGACATATTCCGCTGAATCTGTGTCTACCTGTGTCAACGCCTCGGCTATTTCCGGTGCGCTGACTACCTGTTGCCGTGCAAGCGCAGCCAGGTCGCCGTAACTGGCAGTCATTTCTGCCAGCACCGCATCTATTGCTGTCATACCGTGTTGCTCCAGCCGTACTGGTTGCCACGGGGTTGGATCGTAAAGTTAACTTTGGCCTCGGCACCGGGTGCGCTGTCAATTGTCCACTGGCTAACCCTGCCGTTGAAAGCGTAATAGATGGTATTGGTTCCATCAGTTGCGGCAATTACGTAGGTGCGATCAATAGTCCCGTTGTAGGCATCTGCACGCAAGAGCAGCAACACGGTATCGCTTGGATTCCATGCCGCTGTGATGCTCATGCTTGTTGGCGCTGATTGCACAGGAATTTTGTCGCTTTGACGGGAACCTGCCACAGCAAATGATGCTACAGCATCGTCTTGTCCAAATGCCGGGATTGCTTCAACAGGCACCAAGTTGCCGCTGATTGCCAGTGGCGAAATGCTGCCTAAAACGCTCAAGTTTGCAGTCGTGATTGGTGTTGGCGTTGCGCTGGGTTGGGCATACATTGTGGCGGTAAAGCCGGGTAACACTTTTGTCGGGAGAGCCATGATAAGTTCCTTTGTGAGGTTGGTAAAAAATTTATTGTCTTATCAGGTTGGTATATCTAGTGTGCAGTCTAAGATTACGTGTCCGAGTTTCTCATCATTATCGTAGGTGTTGTAAAGCCATTGCACATCGGCCTTGCTGATCTGTATGCCGTAGGTTGCACCGCCAAACAATCCAGAGTAGCCGTGGAGCGATTGTAATATCTGATTGCTGATTGTAAAACCGTCTTCAATAACTTGCGTAAAAATACTGATCTGGAATACTGGCGTATCAATGCCCTTGACGGATTGCACATTACCGGTGTAGACGGGCTGGTGTATGTTTCGCAGCATCCAAGTTACAAATTTTGGCTCGGTAGCAAAGTTTCGGTTAAACGTAGCGTAGACCGGGACGGGCGTGACAATCGTTGTCAATGCCGCTTGGATGGCCCTGGCATATGTAACGGGGTTTTGTTGTGCCGTCATGTCGCAGTTACCGGATCATTGCGGTAGCACATTATCAAAACGCTCATTCGATCATCTGATTCCTGCACATCATTAATGCGCCAATCTTGCGTCCTGTACGTAATTGAAAACAAATGCTGCGAGTTAGCAATTGTCCGCATATTCGGTGTGTAGTTCAAACGAAACCGCACTAGGTTGTCGTACAGCCGATATTTTTCTGAGATTTTTAGATTGTTGCCTACCGCCGACACTGTGGCTCGGGTGTCAAACCATTTTGTCGTGGTTGTGGTTTGCTCACCAAAAGCCGTTAGGCTGAAGGTTAGATTATTGATTGCAATGTTTTCAAAACGTGCAATCGCCATTACATTACCAATTCTTTGTACGGGCGCAAAAGTGTATCTACGCCAAACGGAATATTTTTGAGCGATGCCTCAGTGCTGTTGCTGCGCTCGTTGTAAAGGTGCGTAAGCAGCAGCAGGCCAGCTTGTTTAATGGCTGGATACGTCTGTAGCGGGTTAGCGGCGGTAGTGTAGTTCACGACAATTGGGTTTGCCATGTCGCTTGTGATCGTGGGCAGGCTAGTCAGGATAACCCGGTTGCCGCTGGCATCGTAGTAGTAGGTTGATGCTGTTAGCAGGATAAGAGTAGGCGGTGCGCTGTTGTTGTAGTAGCCAACCGAGTTAATAGTTAATCCTGCTTGAGTAGAATACTGATTCTGGCTGACTGCTGGCAAATCTAGCGCCATAGGTGCGGTAATGGTTCCTTCTGCGCCGTACCAAACTCGATACGTCATTGCAAATATGGACATTCCCAAATAGTCTTCAATTGCAAACCTAGTCGCTAGTTCTAAGCTGCTCAAATAGGCGTCTTGGCTTTCGTCGTCAAACAAATTTAGCTGCTGGGTTATTTCTTCTAGCGTGAGCCAGGGCGTTACTACATCCCGGTTTAATTGCTCAATTTTTGCATAATTAAACGGGTTTCGAGTTGCCCCACCTTGTGCGCCAAGGATTTCGCTGGACATTTTTAAACTCCAACCAAACGGACACCGGCAAACGGATCACGGACAGTAGACACCATTCGGCGCTCGGCGTACAGCGTAATAAAGCCTGGTGCGCTTTGTTCCATCGCCTGGACAGTCATTTCCTCCACGTCCGCAATGGTTACAAACCGGGGCCAGTTAGCAAGGTAAATCGTAAATTTACCAGCCGCAATAGTTTCCATGTTTGGGTTTGGAATGACAGGCCAACCAAACAAATTAGCTACTGCGCCACCATCATCATCACCAGTTTCTGCCAACAATCGGCTAGCATTGCCGCTGCTTGCTGCTTTGAGTTGCCGCAAATCGTGAATTGTGTCTGGGTGCATCATCCAGGCGTTGCCGGGCAGACTCCAGTATTGCGCTGGAAAACTTTTTGCCATATTAACCAAATCATCGTACACAATTGCAGCGCCGTTTTGTGATACCGTTAGCAAAGTGTGGATGCCGTCTGTAATCGCGGTCCCAGATGAGCCGTAAGCGGCTGTGCCCCCGGTTGTGTAGTAATTCAGCCCACGCAGTCCATTTGTGCTGCCTGTGCTTGTCGTCGTAGATCCGGTTTGATCGTTGTTTAAGATCATGCTGGCACCCTCAAGCTGTGCAAATTCCAGCATCATGTCTTCAACAAGCGTTTCGTTTAAATAGTTAATGTCCGACATCACTGCTGTTCGCACGGGCAAGCTGGCGCTGACTACACGGGTTGGCAGTTGCCAAATGCTAGTGGCGGTGTTAGGTGAGCCAGTGTTTGGAGTGGCAGCGTAAAGCCAGGGGTTTGTGCTGTTAGCAGCATTACCTGTCTTTGCCACAAATTGCACACTACTGCCAAATGCAGGAATTACCCTTGCTGCTTCTCGGATGGGATTGCCAAATCGCAGCGCAGCAAAAGCGTTATCAAAAAATGTGCGCCCACCGATTCCGTTTCCGGAACCAGTGAGGGCTGAGGCTTCGGTTAAATCAATCTTGACTGCATGGCCTTCGTGCAGCGTTTGTTTGATGCCCTGCAAAATGCGTGCTGTAGTCATTTAATTTTTCCCGAATGGTTAAAAAAGGCAGGGAGAGTCCAACCTCCCCCTGCTAATGGCAACTTAGGTCGCAGTGCCAGTGGAGCGATAACGGATGATGGCGTTCGGATCACGAATTGACGTGGCTAATCTTTTTTCTCCGTAGAAAGTTATTGAGCCGGGCAGCGTTTGATCGTAGCGGCGCATCACCATGTCCATACGATCAATGATGCTGTGTCCAAGCTGCCAATTGCCAAAGTACATCGGATAGAACGATGTGGTGCCTGCGCTGCCGGTGGTTGCTTGGCTTGGGTTGTCGAGATATTTGTTCATCACGACATTAAAGCCCAACAGTTGCCCAATGATGCCATCTGGATTCAGCGATTCCATGCTGTTAAAAATTGGGCGTCCATTGGTGTCTTGCAGGCCACGGATAGCTTGCGCCAGCACAGGGTTGACCATAAAACAGGCGCTAGTCGTCCAATATTGCTGAGGCAATGCGTAGCAAAGATTAATAACGTCTTTGTACGTTATTGCATTTGCGCCAACAGTATTGACGTTGCTAGTCAATTGATCGTAGGTTGCAATGCTGTGTAGGCCGGTAGCACTGCCCGTGCCGCTGGTGCCGTAAGCCGCTGCGCTGGTAGTGCCGCCGGTATACGTAGCATTTGCGCCAGGATACTGATCTAGGCCACGCAAACCAGAAGTACCGCCGTAGGTATTTGGCGAGTTGGTTTGATCGCTGTTCTGAATCATGGACTGCGCTTCGGCTTGGGCAAACTCCATCAGCATATCGTCAACAATGGTGCCTTCCAGCCCGTCAATGTCGTCCAGTGCAGATGTGCGAACTGGAAACTGCACGTTCAAGTCTTGCAGCACCAATTGCCAGATGTTCATATCTTGCGTGGTTGCCGAGCCGTTGTTTTGTACGGTGTAGCCCCAGGTTGCGCCAGCGTTGCCGGTTTTGCTGCGGAATTGGTAACTAGAGCCATCGGTCACAACAGTGCGGCTCAAGCCACGCATTGGATTAGCCAGGCGCATTGCAGCAAACACAGGATCGTAACCTGTGCGTCCACCGATGCCATTGCCACCGCCGGTTAGCGCACTGGCTTCGTTCATGTAGGCCAGATATTGATTTTCATCAGCAAAAATCTTTAGTGCTTTTTCCACCCTGTTGTTGGCAGAATAAAACGATTTGAGTTGCTCACGCACAGAGCGATTTACATCGGTACGGATTGTTTTAGCAATGCGAATGACGGCAGGCATTTGCAGCGTGCTGATTTTTGCTTCAAGTGCCGAGATTTTCTCGGTCATCTCATTTTTGGCAGTGTCAATTGCAGCAGTAGCTGCGCTGGTAACTTCGGCAATCTTGGCGGCGTTGGCGGCTTCAATAGCGTCGAGTTTTTCGATAATGACTTGGGACATGATTATTTCCTTAAACGGTTAGACAAAGTTTGCAGTAATTCCCGCTGCTCTAAGGCAGCGAGTATGGTTGCCTCCGCATCAGAGTCGCTCTGGTTCGGCGCAGTTTCATTAGGTATTTGGACAACATCACGCTGTTCCAGCACCCGTTTGAAAGTCGATGCAGCGGCAACCGCATCACTCTTGGATAGCCCAGCATCACGCAGGACTTGTTCCAAAATCTTTAAATTAGCAGACCCATCGGGCCTAAAGTATTCCAGCTTGCTGACGCAGGCTTCGGGGTTATTTGGGTACATTACTACACTCACTTCCCGCAAACCGCCCTTTGTGATCTGGAAATAACCTTCGTCGGTTTCATCTGGTTCGCCGTCAGCGTTAACCATTTGATACGTTTCCGCATATGCGCCAACAGATACCCCGCCAAACATGGCAGGAGATTCTTTCATTACGTTGTACAGATCGCTGCCCTGGGTGGTGTTGGTGTAGAGCCTGCCGCTTGCAGTCATGCCTGTATCGTCAAACTCAAAATGCATCCACTCGCCAACCGGAATGGCATCTGCGCTGTGATTAACAAACATTGGCAGCGGCCTGCCCATTGCCTCAAATTGCTTGGCCCAATCTGCAAAGCCTTCGGGCTGATAGTTAAACTTGCGCCCGTCTGCGCCTTCTCTCGGCCCCCAGCTTGTAACCCTGGCCTCAATTGTGCCGGGTTGCTGGTTCAGATTTAGTTTTGCTTCGCAGACGATTAGCATTTCGTTCATGGATTACCTCGGTTGTTTTGGTTTTGTCCATGTCGTGTATTGTCTGCGGCTTTTTTTGCTTGAATTTTGCAAGCAGCATCGCCAGTTCGTGCGGCGGTTTATTTGCCAAGATTCATTTTCCGAGTCTGGTTGCCGCCACCGCCGCCAGTATCTTGTGGGCTGCTGCCGGGAATTGTATCACCAGGCTTTCCTGCTTTCAATTCATCCGCGCCGTCGATGTTTTTCATGCCAAGATATTCCCGTGCCTCATTTGCCGTCATTATGCCTGCATTTACGCCAGCCACCGAAAAATTCATCTGATCTACTGGCGAACCACGCAAAAATGCCCGTGTGTCAAATTCTACACACAAATTAGGGTATCCGACAAGCAGGTGCTGCTTCAGCTTTTGCTGGACATTTACCAGCAGCGGGTACATACTGGATTTGTAGAATTCATCTAGCATTGTCTGGGTGTTGTTGTATTTCTGATCGGCGATGCCAATCATTGCAGGCGGTACGCCAAATAACCCGCAGATGCGTTTCATAGTTTGCTCTTTTAGCTTGGCGCAGTCAGTATCTTGCAGCGTCAGCATATCCAGCGGCTGGTATTTCATGCCTTGATCTAGTAGCATACCTTGGCCTGGCTTGCTGGGGTCTGCGTTGCGACTGCCTGTCATTGATGACCATGCTTCTTTGAGGCGTGCTGCTATTTCTTTGTACTTGCCATCAGGAATCACGTTTTCGGTGACAAACATTCCGCTGGGCTTGGCCCCGTTTTGCATTACGTAGTTAGCGTACAAGTCAATATCTTGATCTAGGCCAATCAATTCTGCCGCCAAAATGCCTTTATTAAAGCCGCCATTTCCCTGCCAAGCGGCATCAACCAAGTGCATGACTTGATGCGCTGCAAGCGGTTCGTCCCGGTTAAAACCGTATGCCGGGGTACTAAGTCTGTAACTGGGGTATCTGGTTACATTGACGGTAGTACTGATTAAAGTGCTATCAAAAACGTACATTTCTAACGGGGTTTGAGTGCTGCTTTCCTGATCTTTGCGCCACCACAGGATGTAAACCTCGCCCGATAACTCATGCCACATGATGTACTGGTACAAGAATTCGTAGGCACTTTGGAAATTGTTTGGGTTGCCTAATAGATAAGCCACTTGCTTGGCTTTGGCTTTGTCCCTGCTGCTAACTTCTGGGCTTTTCACGGCATCGTGGTAGCTGCCATCGTCCATTTCGCACATAATTCGAATTGGCAGTTGAGCCATTGCCCTGGCTTTTGCCCCTACGCAGGCCATAATTGTGGAATTACGGCTCATCATGCTCATGTCCACAGGCCTGCCAGCGTCTGTGCTGCTGCCCGTGGTTACATAGAGTATTTGACTGCTGGCGCTGTTGTATTTGTTGCTGCTGCCCCACAATACATTATTGCCAAGGGCAGTCTGCCCAAACATCGAATTGGATTCTTTTACAGCTTTTTGCTTGAAAATGTCAAATAAAGCCATGTTTTCACCTCAAAAAGTTCTGAAACCGAATCCGGATTGTACTGGATTATCAAGGTTGCAATGCATACTAATGATGAGAGATATGATGCCGTCCACCTTGGCAGACTTGTCCGCTTCATTTTTCCTGACTTTGACGTTGCCGTTAACATCTTCGTAGACTTCGCAGTTTCCAAGCTGCCAGCCGACAAATGGATTGCCGTCATGCTTGATACTGTATTGCATCAGCAACTTCTCTACGTGTTTGCTTGGGTTGCTTAAAACTGCCATGCCTTGGCCCACTTTTTTGAGCGGCAGGCCAGCATCATTTAGCCGAGCCACCAGGCTGGCGGCGTTGTAAGCATCAAAGCCGATTTCTTTAACTTCGTACTTTTCGCACTGCTTCAGAATGTACTCGCTGATTTCCCGATCATCCATGACATTGCCCTGAGTGATGTGCAAAATGCCTGATTTCCTAGCTATTGCAAAAATGTCGCCGTAGTGCTTGGGGATTAAATCGTAGCCATCAGACGGCAAAAAGAATTTAAATTCTGCTTCGTAGTCATCATCAGAAAACCGCTTGAGCGTGCAGACGGCGTTCAAATCTCGGGTTGCTGCCAAGTCAAACCCAATAAATACCGCCTCGGGCTGTCTATCGGGCACTAGAGCGCATTTGGCGTCATCCCAATATGCACGATCAACCCAAGCAGAATTTGCGCTGACGTAGACGTTTAGCGTCTTGCACAGGAATTCATTAAGGGCAGCAGGCTTGTGCTTTGCCATTTCTGCCCGTTCAGCGATTGCTGATTCAAAGACAGATATGCCGTGCATCGGATTGCATTTTGCCCACACGGATGGATTACGCCAATCGTCACCAGCGTCTAGGCTGTACAACAGGCCAAACCAATGCGGATTGTCGGTGGCCTCGCCTGTTAGCATGGATTCCATCAGGGTTAAATCTTCGTGGAATTTGGTTTCTTTGGTAAAACTAGCGGTGGTGATGTAAATCCGCAACGGGTTAAGCCTGGCAACCATGCCGCTGTGCAGTACTTCAATGCTGTTGCGATCAACAATCTGAGCGGCTTCGTCCACAATAGCGCAGGCTGGGTTCATGCCATCGCCTGTCTTTTTGGTGTCCCTGGACAATGCCTTAAATACTGTCTGACTGTCGCCTGCCTTGGTTATCTGGTGCCTGCTGACGTTGTACAAGGCGGCAATGTTTTGCGGCATGGCCTCAACAAACCCAGTAGCTGCGTGAAACACAATCCCGGCTTGCTCCCTAGTTGTCGCCAAGGTATAAACTTCTGCGCCTGCCTCGCCCCAGATTAATTCGTACAGGGCAATAACTGCTGTCAGTGTGGATTTGCCTGCCTTGCGGGGAACAAACACAATCACATCAGTGACCATGCGCTGTGTTTTGTTTCGTTTGTTCCGAAACCCGTAAATAGCGCAGACTATAAATAGCTGCCACGGTTCTAACACTAATAGCTTGCCTGCGTCTGGGCCTTTGGTGTGCCGCAACTCGCTGGCAAACATTAAAAAATGTTTTACAAAATCAGCATGAAATTCGTATGCCCAGGTTTTATCTTCAATTTGATTTAAAAACCTTTGGCAAGCAAGCGTAACGTTTCGGCAAACAGATATCTCGCCTTTGACAACTCGCACGGCATATAAGATGCCATCTTCAAAATTCACGGGCCAGCCATCAATGCAGCAAATTTGCCGCTTTCAATTTTGTTTGTTGCCAGCCTGCCCCTGGGTGTCAAGCCTAATTCGTTCATTATCATAATGGCTCGGCCTAGCGCACGTTCGCCTGTCGTCAGATACGGGTTTGTGCCAACCGTTGCACCGGCATTAAATTTAGTCACTGGCCCACCGGCTCGAGCGCCTTTGATGCATTTGACAAAAACGTCAAGCTGAAAAGCCAGTGCGCCAAGCAAGTGCTGATCTTGCGCTGAACCAATGCCATACGTGTCCCAAAGGAAATCAGCGGTGGAGGTAATAAAAACATCCATGTCCCACAAGTCAGGATCGTCTAGCCAAACGGGCTTGGGTATACGTTGGCGTATGGCCTCGGGCAGCGGCCTGCCTTTATGTTCGGCTTTGGTGCCGTGGACAATGTGTAATTCTGGTGGAAGTCGGTTCATGCGCCGATATTATCAGATTAGGCCCCCTTCCCCAACCCCTTTTGCGGGTAATTGGG